AGGGAATCCAGCTGCGCAGACCCAGGAAAAGGCTTGGAAACACGAAGCCCAGGGCACCGAACAGCAGCACCCACAGGGCGAAGGTCTTGTTGGTGAACGGACGATTCAGGCGAGAAATGACCTAACCAATTGATTTATATGGACATTGCATCAAGCCGACATCCGCTTACCTGCACGCTTACCGTGACGGGTGATGATGCCTCTTTCCCTCATCCAAGCCTATCGATTGCGTCACGCTTGGGGTGTAGCCTATTGACCTGATCGCCTTGATAGCGTGCCATACAATTAACGTTTGTGTATCAATAGGGTTTGTCTATGAAGATAGTGAAACGACAGCCCAGATTGCCGGGGCTGGATGCGACGCATGTAGTGGTTGATGACGATGGCGAGACCTCAAGCGTGCCGGCCTCTCATCTGGTGAAGACTGACATCGATCAAGCCATGGGGGTGATGCTGGATATCGTCATGGACTCTAAGAATGATCCGGCGGTGCGTGGGCGCGTGGCTAAGGATTTCGTGATGCTTCGGCGGTTGCTCAACGAGGACGAACGCAAGGCTGAGGAAGCGCGAGCAAACGGCATCGAAGCCCCGACTATCGATCCGTCCGGCCTGTCAGATGAGCAACTGGCGCAAATGGCGCTTATCTTGTCATGAATAGGGGCGATCTTCTGGCAATTCGCAGGGAGATATGCAAGCGCAGTCTTAAGGGCTTCGTTCGCGCCTTCTGGAAGACCCTTGAGCCGACCACGCCGCTTGCATGGGGATGGGCGCTTGATGCCATCTGTGCCCATCTGGAGGCTATTAGCCGAGGCGAGATCAAGCGCCTTGTAATCAACGTTCCGCCCGGCAGCATGAAGTCGTTGCTAGTGTCTGTCTTCTGGCCAGCGTGGGAATGGGCGACGATCAACCCATCGAAAGCGTTCCTCTCGACCGCCAACAATCAGACGCTTTCCGAGCGTGATGCCCGCAAGATGCGCCTTCTGGTGACTTCGGAGCTTTACCGCGAGCTGTTCCCGCATGTCCGGCTGACGGCTGACCAAGCGGCGAAGACCAATTTTGAGAATACGTCACGCGGCCGGCGCAACTCTGTCGCCTTCGGGGGGATTACGGGCTTTCGCGGGGATACCGTGATCATCGATGACCCGATCTCTGTAAAGGGGCTGGATGCTGACGCCAAGCGAAAGGAGGCCAATATGCTGTTTCGTGAGGCGCTCCCTTCTCGGGTGAACAACGATGGCAGTTCTATCGTGATGATCATGCAGCGCATCCATGAGGAAGACCCGGCCGCCATCGCCCTGTCGCTTGGATACGAGTATCTGATCATCCCTGCCAAGTACGAGGGGCCTATCTACAACACCCCCCGATTCACTGATCCCCGGACCGTGGAAGGTCAAAATTTCTTCCCGGAGCGGTTCAGCGACGATCAGCTATCCCAGTTAGAGAAAAGCCTAGGCGCTTACGCTTGGGCAGCGCAGTATCAACAGCGCCCGGCCCCGGCTGCTGGTGGCCTTCTGAAGCCAGAGAAGATACAGATAGTGGACGCGATCCCTTCCAGCCTCAATCACGTATGTCGTGGCTGGGACTTTGCCGCCACCGAAGGCGCTGGCGACTACACGGCAGGCTGCAAGGTAGCGATTGCCCCGGATGGGTCTATCTACATCCTTGATCTTGTTTTCGGGCAATGGAACCCGGGCAAGGTTAAGGAAATGCTTGCCATGACGGCGCGGGCAGATGGATATCTCGTGCATCAGTCTCTGCCACAAGACCCGGGGGCGGCTGGAAAGGCCATGACAGCGGAATATGCCCGCTGCCTCTTGGGTTCGCCGCATTCCTTTACGCCAGAACAAGGCAAGAAAGATGCGCGCGCCATGCCGCTGGCTGGACAGATCGAGGCCGGTAACGTTCGCATGGTCCGGGCCGAATGGAATAAGGCGCTTAGTGATCAGATGATTAGCTTCCCCGTTGGAAGACATGATGACCTGATCGACTCACTGACCCGGGCTTACAATCATCTCGTTAGTTCTAAACCTCTTAGAGACATTAGTAAGCTTATATGAGTGAAAACACGCAAAAAGACGGGTATTCCGACATTGCCCGGGCGCTTGGGCGCAACGCCGAGGTATTCGATTCAGGCGGTATCTACTCGCGCATCGTGCGTATGGTGCCGCGCGCAGCCATCGGCGGGGAGTGGATATGTCCGGCTTCCACTGATGTCGTTGCCTCCGTGCAAAACGCATGCAGCGTGATCGAGCTGGAAAAGACACTGATCGACTACCAGATTTTTGGCAAGTCTGTCCTGATGATCAAGGATGACCGAGGATTGGATCAAGCCCCGACCACGTGCAAGAGCGTCGAGCGCATCAAGCCCGGCACGCTTCAGGTTGTGGAGCTATTCAGCACAACCAAAGCCCCGTCCCTCTACTCGATTGACGGGCGCTATGTCCATCCGCAGCGCCTCATCATCCAAGAGACAAAGTACCCGCCGATGCGTGGCCTTGACAGTCGGTGCAGGGAATACAACCGCGCCATGTCGTTCCTGCCGAAGCTGCTGGAGCGGCTGCAACAGCCTGTGTACTCGATGCAGGGGCTTGCGACGGCCATGCAGAACGGGCAGCAATCTTTGGTCAATCAGATGATCGTGTCGGTTGATCAGTTCCGTTCCGCCATGAATACCGTTCTGATCGATAAGGAAGATAGCTACTCGATTCTGTCGCCTAACGTCTCGGGTGTGGAGAAGATAGTAGAGGCCATCCAAAGGGACCTGAGCGCCGTTACTGGCATCCCGGTTTCCAAACTGTTCGGAACGTCCAGTTCAGGACTGAATTCCGGTGCGGCCGATAATCAGCGCTGGGCAGATGAGGTAAAGCACTTCCAGACCCGCCATCTTGAGCCGATCTATCGTCGAATTGCCGGCTTCTTTACCAAGGAAGACGTTTCTATCACCTTCCTTTCCGTCACTCCGGAGACCGCAGAGGAGCGGGCCAATCGGTTCAAGACGGATGCGGATAGCGTCGTGGCGCTGGTCAATGCGGGCATCATCTCGGCCGAGACAGCGCGACAGATCATGGTTAACGATGGATTCGTCCCGCCTGACCCCGACTATGACACCGAGGATATCGACAATGACACGACGTTGGATTGAGCCGGCGAATCACGTAGACCACTACCGCAAGCTTGCACGATGCCTTGGCATCAAGCCCCCTTACACCGTGCAAGCTGCGATTGATGCCCTGATCGAGCAACTGCCTGTCATCTGGTATCGATACGCCAAGCGCCACGATACGCAGTTTGTGGCCCTTGCCAAAGCGTCCAAGCGATACATCCTGCCCATGCAGGACTTCCGGCAAGCCCTGAACGCCGAACCTTTCCGGCAGGAGCTTTGGTTAGACGCTGAGCGCAGCGAGTGGGTTAAGGAGAACGTCGCCCTGATTACGAAACTGACCGATGCCCACCGCGAGCAATGCCAGCAGATCATGATGCAGGAAGGTTCGGAAGGCCCGCAGGCAATCAAGGCAGCCCTTATCGAACGTCTGGAAATGTCGAAGCGCCGGGCAAAGAAGATCGCGGTTGATCAGACGCTGAAGGTCAATGCGCAACTAACCGCAAAGCGCGCCGCCGATCTTGGCGTCAATTCGTACATCTGGCGCTCTTCCAATGACTCGCGGGTGAGGCCGGAGCATCGGGAATACAATGGGACAATTCGCTACTTTGGCGAAGGATTGGAGCCGGGCAAGGACATTCTTTGCAGATGTCATGCTGAGCTTCGATTCTCGGACCTTCCTGATATAACGTTAGGATCATGAAGCAAAAATACTTTGATAACTTCGAGTTCAAGGCCACGCGAGACCCTGATACCAACTTTCTGGTAGATATCCCCATCGTGGGCCGCACTGGCGTTCAACTGTATGGCAATGGCCGGACTGTGCGCAGGGAATACCGCCCTGCCGATGAAGTGTTTGCCCCTGAATCTCTCGCCTCGTTCAACGGCAAACCCGTGACTATCGATCATCCCGACGAGTTTGTTACGTCTTCGACGCGCATTCCTATCGTGGGCATGATTACCGGCGAAGCATTCCGGGATGGCGATGCCGTGCGGGTGAAAGTGACGGTCAGCAATGAAGACGCAATCCGCCTCATCGAATCGCGCAGCATGTGCGAGCTTTCGCTTGGATACACGGTTGACCATGAGGAGCCCGAAGACGGCATGTGCGAAGGCGTCATGTGCGACTTCGTGCAGCGTAATATCCGTATCAATCACCTTGCCATCGTCGAGCGCGGAAGGGCCGGCGTGGCACGCTTTAACGTAGATAGTGAGGACTCTACTTTTATGAGCATTAAAGACATCAACCAAGAGACCAAACAGGATGCCGCCGAGGTGGTGGACAAAGCCACCTTTGACGCACTGTGCGCCGAGCGTGACGCACTGAAAGCCGAGATTGAAGGCATCAAGGCCGCGCACGAAGAGACCATCAAGGGCATTGAAGCCCGCATCCGTGCAGACATTGCCGAGCGCAATGCAATCGAGCAAGTGGCCGATAGTCTTGGCACTTCCAAGCAAGGAACCGTCATCGACGTGATGAAGGGCGTTATTGCCAAACAGTCGCCCACTATCTCGCTGGTAGACAAGAGTGACGACTACATTCGTGCAGCATTCGATATCGTAACGAAAACCGAAAGCGTGAATGTACAATCTCAACCGACGGTCGAATTCTCGTATCGTCAGTAATTTAAGGAATAGTTATGTTCAAAATCATTCCCGGCCTTCCTGATGGCGAGTTCAATACCGTTGAAAGCCATGCCGCTTCCGTCGCAGTCGAACCCGGCCGTGCTGTTTCTCTGGGTGCCTCCGGTCTGACCATCGGTGGCGCCGCCGCTATCGGCGTCGTGGTGCATGCTCTGGGCGCTCAATACAAAGCCAAATCGGTCGTGCCCGTGATGACCCGTGGTTCGGCTTACGTCGAGCTGCAAGGCACCGCCGCCGTTGGCGATGTTCTGGGCGTCTCTAGCGATGGCACTTTCATCAAGACCGGCGGAACTAAACTGACCGGCCTTACCGTTGTCGTTCGCGCCGTGCAAGGTAACGTCGCTCTGGTGCAAATCACCCCGAATTCGTGATTTAACAAGGATTTAACATGAAACGAAACTATACCCGTCTGGCCGACTCTCTGAACCTTGACGCTGCCGGTCTGGAGGGCGCTATCGTCACGGCCTATAAGCACGTCTTTGATGCGAAACCTGCCACGGAAGTCGTTGGCGTCTACGAACGTCTGGCCGATGGTGAGCCGATGCCCGCAGCAGAATTTACCGTCCTGACCCCGGTTGGCCAAGCCCGTGTTATCGCTCCGGGCGCTACGGACCTGCCCCGTCTGGACCTGCAAGCCAAGCAAGTCGCTCGCTCGATGCCCCCTATCGCCGGTGAGTTTTCGTTCTCTCATGCCGAGCTGAGCGCCGCCGCAACTCGTGGCATCTCGCTGCCGACCTACAAGGCCACTGCTGCAAAAGCTACCATCCTGAAGGGCATTGATGACCTGTTCTTCAACGGCGCAGCCGACCGTGGCATTCCTTCGCTGCTGGATCAGGTTCCGACCGTGGCAAGCGTCGCGGCTGATGGCACCGGTAACAGCGCCGAATGGGGCAAGAAAAAGGCCGCGCAGATTCTGCGCGACATTATCGCTATCGCTGCATCCGTTCGCCGCAACACTGAAGGCCAGTATGAATGCAATCGTATCGTGATGGCTGATGGCGTCTATACCGCTGCCGGCTCCGCTCTGTTCGATGGTTCGGGTAAGAGCGCCCTGCAAGCCTTTATCGATCAATTCCCGGGCGTAACTGTCGTGGCGTCCTATCGCCTGCCCGCTGGCACGCTGGTGGCTATGCACAACTCCCCGGCTACTATCGGTGTGGCGCTGCCGGTGCTGTTCGAGGTTCTGGCAGAGCAACCGCAAGGGCTGAACGTTAACGTTCCTGTGTACGGCTCTTGTGGTGGTTCGGTGGTGCTGAACCAAGCTGCAATCGTCAAGGCTTCCGGCCTGTGATTGACAGTTTTTAACTTATCGGGCGTAAGGCGGGAGCCCTCAATCCCGCCTTTTTTGTATGTATCTCGCCATGAATGCTATCGAAGAGTTCCGCAAGGTTGCCCCGACGCTTGGCCGTTCGGATCAAGAGATCGAATACTGGATAGCCCTTGCCGAGATTGCGCCGCCCATCCCCCTGATGCCTGCCGACAAGTACCAAACCGCCGTCGTTCTGTACGCCGCTCACCTGATGAGCGATCAGCAGAACAATGGCCGAACGGTCCTTACCGAGCGCGAGGGCGATCTTTCAGTGACCTACCAAGCGACCGACGGGAACCCCCTGTGCACAACGCTTTACGGCCGGTTGCTTCAGAAGCTGATTGATCAATACTCACTTGGCGGTTACATCACGGTCAGCCAGTATGCCTATTGAACGCAGAAAGCAAGGCATTAGAGAGCTTGCCAGTCGCAGCATCGGGGGTAGCGTCAAAGTCGGGATCATGCGGCCGGAAGTGGCAGAGTACGCTTTCTACAATGAGTTCGGTACTGCCCATATTCCGGCCCGCCCTTTCATGCGCATGGCGTTCGAGGAAGGCAAGGCGCAGATCAGTTCTGACGCCGCTTCTCTGGTAGAAAAAGTGGTAAGCGGAGCGATGACCCCGGATCAGGCGCTGCAAATCATGGGGCAGAGGCACGCGGATCGCGTGAAATACGCAATCAAGAGTGTCGATATCCCGCCGATGCTGGACCCCAAGACCATCAAGCGCAAGAAGGGGTCTACCAAGACACTGGTAGATACCGGCGTCATGGCAAATAGCGTCACTTTCGAGGTGGACAAATGATCAGATACCCCATTGAAGTAGTCAACGTGATTCAGCGTGACACGTCAGCATGGAGCAATAACATCAACGATTTCGCGGAGCGGATCGACGGGCGACAAGGCGCGCTGACGGAGCAATCCGAGACGGAAACCATCATGGGCACCGTCCAGCCCCTGAAAGAGAACGTCACTAACCTACCGTCCGGCCTTACGTGGGATCGCACGATCCGCATCTACTCATCCGATGAGCTGAGCATAGGCGAAAGCGGAGAGAGTACCTACTACGTGATATGGAAGGGCGAAAGGTACCGCCTGTGGCTGCGCGAAGACTGGCGTTCAGGCATACGGCCTCACTTCAAATACTACGCAGGGAAGTTTTAAGATGTTTAAGTATCTGGCTTCAGTGGCGGGCGTCCAAGTTCTGCCGGCCCATCAGAACAATGCGCACGCATTCCGCGAGTACGTAACGGCATGGTGTGTCTCTACCAAAACACTTGGGACAAACTACAGCGTAATCGATCCAATCACCCGCAAAGAACAATCATGCGAGCTGAGGGAAGAAGTCTGGCGCATCGAATGGGTTGGCAGCGATTCGCCCATGGCAAAGATGCACGCCCTTCGCGCAAGAATGAAAAACGATGACGGAATCCATCGACACGACATTGTTAGGTTCCGTGATATCCAGAATGCCCCGCTGTTAGACGGCAAAGAATGGCGGCAGAGGGCTACAATGGATGTCATTACGCGGCGCATTTCTACAGTGGACTATGCGTTGGGTTCAATCGAAAAGGCCCCAGTGGGCGCTTATTTCTGAGGTAAAAAATGGCATCTCTTGACGATATTGTTAACGTCCAGATTCGGCTTAATACTAGCTACGTAAGTACCGCTGACTTTGGAACTATCCTGATTGGCGGCGTCATGCCTGTAGGCAAGACCGTCGAAAGCTACAAGTCTTACGATGAAGCGGTAGCCGATGGGATCGAAGACGCTGATACGCTGGCTTGCATCCGGGCTGCATTCTCGCAAGACCCGAAGCCCGCGCGCGTGAAGGTCGCCGCCATCATCGGCCAGTCTGATACGGAAATTACGCGCATCCTGACGATTGATAACGCATGGTATGCGCTTGTTCCGGCAACCGAAGACAAGAATACGATCATGGGGCTTGCTGCCATCATCGAGACCATGAAGAAGATCATGATTGTCTCTGGCCATGGCTATTCCGACTTCACAAGCTTGAATGATGCGCTGAAGGCTAAACGCTATCTCCGTACCGCTGCGATCATGGCTGGCACCAAGTTTGCATCGGCCGCATGGGCCGCCAAGTGTCTGAGCTACTCGGCCGGGCAGGAATCGTGGGCGCTGAAGAAGCTTTCTGCCATCGAGCCCGCCAAACTGACCGGGCAGCAACGTAAATACATCGTTGACGATTCCAACGGCTCTACGCTGGAATGGTATTCAAACGACGTTGCCGTGACTGCTGGTGGCAAAACCGCTGGCGGCGAATGGATCGACACTGTGCGCGGGCGTGACTGGCTGGAAAACTACATCCAGACGGAAATGACGGCCATTATGATCAACACGGACGGCAAGATTCCTTACACCGACCGAGGCATTGCGCTTCTGTATTCGCGCTTGCAATCGTGCCTGAATGAGGGCGTCTATCGCGGCCTGATTGCCGAGGACACCGAGAACGATGCGGGCGACGTGATCAAGGGCTACGGCATTGACGTTCGCTGGGCCAACGAGATTTCTGCCAACACGAAGGCATCCCGCGTCTACGATGGGCTTTCCTTCTGGGCGAAGCTTTCCGGTGCCATCCACGTCGTTAGAATTGATGGATCGTTTGTTAACTGATGAGGAAGGGGGGTTAACGCCCCCTTAATTGCTTATGTCGAATTTCAAGAACCTGCCCTATGATCCGTCCCGCGTCATTGTGAGCGTCGGGAACGTTGCGGTCGAAGGGTTTGCAGACGGGGCGGCTATCAAGGTCTCGCGCGCTGAAGATGCGGTCTCCCATAAGGTCGGCATGGATGGCAGAGTTTGCACTACCGTTTCTGCCAACCGCACCGGCACTATCACGATTGAGCTTCTGCAAACTTCGCCCTCTAACAAGCGACTGTCCAAGCTTTTCAAGATCGGAAGCAAGTCACTCATTCCCGTTACCGTCGATATCTCGATCATGGACCTGATGCAGCCGGGTTCGGGGGCTGAGGGCGTGCAATGCTGGCTGAAGAAGGTTCCCGACTTCACGCGCGGCTCTGAAGCCGAAAACGTGACGTGGGAATTCTTCTGCGAAGAGCTGACCATCAAAGGGGCCGCCGTATGAGCAATAACAACATTCTGCGCTTTGAGATTGCCGGCCGTGAGTATGTTTGCGTCAAGATGAACGCCTTTGCGGCTAACGGAATCCTGATGAAGATTCTGGGCCGGCTGAAGCTGACGGGCGAGGGTGTCGATTTGGGTGCTTTGATCGCTGGCCTTTTGTCCGATGGCATGAAAGACATCGTATTGCCCGTACTGAAGGCATCGAATCTGCGCTACAAGGACGGGGACACGATGGAAGACCTGCACTCCCCGGAAGACATCGACCTTGCGTTTACGGTTGACACGCTGATGGACTTCTACGAGGTCGCCATCAAAGTCTTCCGCTTCCAGTTTGAAGATGTTTTCACGCGCGCCAGTGCCCGGGTTGGCGGCCTTATCAAGCAGTAAAGGACCGCAAGACAAGGGGCGATCTCGCCCCTTACATTGCCGAAAACTGGGTTATCTGGCGGGTTGTTCAGGCAGGAAAAGCATCAATAGCTGATATCGATGAAGGCCGGGTTTCGTTAGGTAGAATCTATGTCCTAAACTCTCTATTGGACATGGAGGAAACCTACATGGAGCCCGACAATGATCGTTGAGGAGCTTATCACCCGGCTAGTTCTTAAGGATGAGAGCAAAGCCGGGTTGAAACAGGCGGAAGCCAACATGCAGCGGCTGGCTGAGAAAGCAAAAGCCGCTGACGCGCAGATCAAGCGCTTTGCAACGGGCCTAAAAGCCGCATTCTCCGGGATCGCAGCCGGCTTAGGTATCGCGGGCCTTAACGCCCTCATCAAACTGGGGGATGAATACACGACGCTTAACGCCAAGGTTCAGGGCTTTGGCTCATCGATGGAGCGCGTGAAGAAGCTTGCCAAGGATGTCGGTACTGACCTAGGTACTGTCGCTCGCGCCATGGGCACGCTTGGCAATACCGGGATGAAAGGAACGACGCTTGAGACGGTTGCGCAAACCGCCGTCGCTGGCGTCATGGCGTCCGGTGGTGGTAACGCAGAGATTGCATCACTCACTACGCAGCTTTCGCAGGCCCTGAACAAGGGGGTACTGAGAGGCCAAGAGTTCCTGAACCTGATGGAGAACGCTCCGGTACTCGCTGGGGCGCTTGCCAAAGCCATCATCGGGCCGGCCGGGACTAAGGCGGCGCTGATGAAGATGGCAGAAGCCGGGCAATTGACGGCGCAAACTGTCATCCCCGCGCTTGTCAAGGTCAACAAGGAAATGCGAGGCGAGGCCGGGAAGTCTCCGCGAACGGTTGCGCAGGCGTGGAGCGATCTTGCCGGCGAGATACAGCACGCATGGGGTCAATTGTGGATTGGCACCGGCGCAGGGGCTGCCATCGTCCGGATGCTGGATGCAGTAACGTCGCGTCTCGCAGCATTCACGCAGTTTGTGCAGGCGCATTCGCAGCAGATTCGCCGCCTTGTCCTGTCTGTCGGCGCTGCCATGGCAGTCGTGTTTGGCGTGCGTGCAATCACGTGGATTCTGGCTGCCGGGCGTGCGTTCCTTGCCTTCGGGAATCTTGTGCTGGCAGGAATGCGCAAGACCGTCGTTCTGGGGGTCATTGCCCTGATTCTGGAGGACATCCTTACATGGATCGAGGGCGGCGAATCGCTGTTTAAAGACCTGTTCAAACAGATCATAGAGGGCGTGCAGCCGGCTTGGAACAAGCTGAAGGGCTTCTACGACTTCTTGGCAGACAAGGTAACGGGCGTTGTCAGAACCTTGACCGAAGCTTTTCGGACGGTTGCCGATGCGATCAAGGCGGCGTTTAGCGGCAACTTCTCCGGGTTCATGAAGATGCTTGAAGGGGTTCGGGATGCCTTCGTGAACATGCTTCCAGACTGGGCGAAGAAGTGGCTTAACGACGGCAAAGCGACGATTGAAATGGTTGGCGATCCGGTCGGGAAAGGGATTGAAGCCGTTCCGCCTCCGCCTGAGCAACGTCCGCATCTGCCAGTAGGAGCGGCATTCAGGGCTGGAAACACGGTCAACATCGTGCAGAACATCAATGCGCCGATAACAAGCAATCAAGCCAGACAAGCGGCCTACGCAGGCACTGCCGCACTCGGAAACGCTGCCATGGGGTATGCACAATGATCAAGCTTCCACAAATTCGCAACCCGTTCGCGCCTGAGCGTGGCACGGAGCGCATCAACTATTTCCGCTTTGGTAGAACCCTGTTCGATGGGTTTGCCATGGTGATCGTGGACGAGCAAATCACGCTAGATAGCGAGGTGACGCAATACGCGGTAGAAACCGGCTCGCATATCTCGGACCATATCAAGCCGCTTCCGGTGCGTATCGTCTACAACGGCATGGTCAGCAATGACCACAACCGGCAAGGCGCTACGCAGGCATGGCATCGGCTGACGGCTGCATTCAAGGACCGCGAGCCCGTGACCGTGTTTGGCAGCGTGGATATCTTCGACAACATGGCGTTAGAGAGCATCCAGCTTCAACGTGAAGGCGCGAATGCTCTGGAGGTCTCGCTATCACTGGTGCAGATCAGAGAGGTAGAGCCGGAGAGCGTGGAGACACCCGAGGGCATTTCATCGAAGCCCCAAGCAAAGCCGAAGACAGCGGAGACGAAACAGAACCGGGGGGCCGTGCAGCCGGTAGAGATTCAGCAGGATCAAGTGTTTGATGATCCTAGCAAGATTCCGAGCATGGAAGTTCCGGAAGTGAAGAAGTCTATTCTTAAGCGAGCTTCGGAAGGGGTTGGCGAGGGTATCGATTACGTCAGCAAGAAATGGAGCGGCAAGAAATGAAGGCTTACAGACTGACGAACGCCCTGCATCAGACGTTCACGGCCGAGGCTGGCGGGAAGGTACTGGGCGTTACTCTGAAACTGAACGTGCGGGCGAATGCGTACACGCTGGAAGTTTGGGACGAAAAGACGCTTCTGGCATCGTCGCTGATGCCGGCGGGATGCGTCATCTATGCTGCTGGTTCATTCTGGACAATTGGAGCGGGGTATCTGTATGCGCAGGCGCAATAGAAGCATCAAGATCGGGCGCAAGGGGGCGGAGCGATCTCTAGAGCTGGCTAATCTACGGTTCGAGGGCACGTTTACCAAGGATGACGAATCGGAGCCGAATAGATCGACGGTAGCGCTCTACAACCTGTCCCCGGACACGGTGGCGCTGACGAAGCAAAAGGATTGCTATCTGATGATTGAGGCCGGCTATGACGATGACATGAGTACCGTATTCGTCGGTGATGTCGTCTTCTCTACTACATACGCGCAAGGCCCGGACAACGTTACCAAACTGGACGTAATGGACGGGTTCATTAACTGGCGTGATCGTCGCGTATCTGTGTCCTATCCTCCGGGAACTACCAAGCAAGCCGTGGCAGAGGATGCCGCGCGGTCGCTGGGGCTACCGGTATCGCCTTTCCCTAATATTGTCGGTGCGTATGAATCGGGCTTCTCGTTCGTGGGGCACTCGCGCGACCTGATGAATATGTGCTATGGCCGCAAGGGCTGGAGCATTCAGGACGGGCGCGTAATCGTGGACAAGACCCGTGCGCGTGTCTTCATCCTGAACGAGGATACCGGCATGATTGGAAGCCCCCAAGAATCGCTGACGGAGACGAAAGAGAAGAAGCAGGTTCATCGTATCGAAGTGTCATGCCTGCTGAATGCCGCCATCCTGCTAGGCGATCTCGTGAAGGTTCAAAGCCGATTCTTCACGGGACAGGGGCGCGTCGTGAGCATCACCCACAATATGCAGGATGAATGGACTACTAGCCTGATACTGGAGAGCTGATGAAAGTAAGTGACATTCAAGCGATCATTGATGACCGTCTTTCTAACATTGAAACGATTACCACTGGCGAGGTGGTGCGCTACGCCAACAATCTGGCAGACGTAAAGCCCCATGGCGTGAGGCACTTCCCGGATGGAGGCACCGAAGAATATCCCGTCCTTCATGCGGTCCCTGTCATGCGGCTTCATGGAGCCAATCGAGGGGCTGGCGTGAATATTCGTATCGAAACAGGAGATACCGTTCTGATCCTGTTTTCCAGACTTCACACGGGGCGCGACAACCTTTTGGGCTTCCATTCACCTGTCTGCATACCTGTCGCCATTGGCCGGGACATGGGCGGTAACAACAATGTACGGATGTTCAATGGCGGCGCGCAGGTACGTTTAGCCAACGGTGGGAGCATCGATATCTCTACTGGTGGAGAAGTGACGGTACGCGGTTCATCCGTGACCGTGGAGGCTGCGAACATCACGCTCAAAGGAGACGTATCCATCCAAGGGAATGCAAGCGTATCGGGCAATCTCGGGGTTGCTGGCGGCATGTCCAATGGCGGCGTTAGTGTTGGCAAGGGGCACCGGCATAGTGGCGTCAAGGGCGGCACTGATCTTAGCGGAGGGGTTGTATGAGAGATATCTATCTGGAAGGGCTGGACCTGCCCTTAAACGTGCGGATGTCGGATGAAGCAGAAGGAATCCGCCAGCATGTCACGCTGCATCTTCAGAATTTCTTGGGGCAATGGTTCTTAGACCGTGAGCATGGGTTTCCATGGCTTGAGGTACTGGGCCAGAAGGGCAACGAGGAATTGATAGAGCGGCTTGTGCGTAAATGGGTGCTAGAGGTACCCGGCGTAAAATCAATTAGCGACATGCAGCTTAGGCTACTGCCGAACCGGCATCTTGAAATAAGCCTTGTCATTTCTTCCAAAGAAGGGAGCTTTAACGTTGATTTCGACATCTAACTATGTACGGCCGACGCTGGCCGAGATTAAGGACCGCTTGGACCGGAGTATCAAGGCAGCGCTAGGCGATGATGTGAACGTAGGCCCGGATAGCCTGCTGGGGCAGCTTAACGGTATCTATGCCGCACTGCTGGATGAGGCGCACGCGAACATTGAATACGGCTTCTCGCAGCTTTACCCGGCCACTGCAACCGATATCCACTTGGACAAACTGGGCGAGCTTGTCGGCGTCTATCGCCAGCGGGCCGGGAGGCTTAAGACCGTTCTGGCCGCCTACTCTTCCACTGCTGACGCGCGTGCAGCCGTCGGGGACGTGATCAACATTGACGGCAAGAAAGCGGATGTTGTCGAGGTTCAGACGCCGAGTAGCAATATCGGCGTTCTGGCCTACCTGAAGATCGAGAACCGCCAGTCTGCGAACGTCCGGCTTGAGACGCTGCAAGGCCAAAGCATCAGCTTCAACCTTTCGGGAGCTGGGGACGTTGACACTGCCAAGGGGATTCTTTCCGGTGGCGGCTATGGCGTCCTGACCGATGAGGCCGGGTATCTGGGCGTGCATCTGAACGGGGAGACGTTCAAGGCGGCATCAACCGACATGATCCTTTATAGCGGCGTGACGGTGGCTTCGGATGCGCGCATTACGGCCGGGGCTATCGCACGGGTCGGAACGATGACCTACAAGGCATGGTTTCCGTCGCACGGGCAGATTTCAGACGAAAGTGACGCAGACTTCCGCCAACGGGTCTATGCCAAGCGCACGGCCGTCGGTCTGGCGACGGTGGAGACGATGCAGACCTATATCACTAGCAACGTTCCGGGCGTCACGTCATGTTCCGTCACTGAGAACGTGACGGATGATGTCGTGCAAGGCCAGCCCCCGCGCACGGTTCATGTTGCGGTCTCTGGCACGTTCTCGGCCGACACTCTGGCAAAGGCAATCCGGTTCTGCCGCCCTGCCGGAATTCCGTCGTTTGGGAGTACGGGCGTTGCCGGGGAGCGGTGGAGTACGTTAGGAAGCTTGAATAGCGTGGTGAGTATCACGGTAACGGAATGGATGCCAGAAACTGCGGTATCTGCCCGTCCTTCCGCCTCTGACATTGAAACGTATGTGCGTGGCATGTTCTCTTCGTATGCCAACGGGGAGGATGTGAGCCCGTTCCGCGTGGCATCGCAGATTACTACTCACTTCCTCGCCATCGCCCGGGTTGACGCGCAGATCAACGGCTCTACTGGCGTTGTCCGTATCGCTCCGACCGTCAAATTCACCCCTTCGCGCGTAACGGTGGCCATCAATGTATAACCTGACTAACGCACTAACGAACGCATTCGATAACTCGCCAAGAATCCACGCGCTGCTTAGGGTGTACGCATCCATGACGCCCTGCATCGAGGTGGCGCGCATTCCGCTGTTTCGGAACCCGGACATGATCGAGGGGCGCGACCTGAACGCGCTTGCAGACTATATCGGCGTGGAGCGAGGGAGGACGGATGAAGAGACGCGGGCCAACTTCCGCGCAGCGCAGACAACGGGAAACTACCGTTCTGGCACGGCTGGAGTCATGTATCAGGCTGCCAACTTCTACCCCGCCTTCAGCCAACAGGTTGAGGGGTTCGGCACGGTGTACCTGATCCATCGTCGATACAAAGGGTTTGATGCACCGACGCCAAGCACGGCAGCCGGCGTTACGCGGGTCCGAATCACGGATCATTGCGGATCATTCTTTACTGGGATGAATCAGCAAAGCGTTCTGACCTATGCCAAGGCAGACGGGGCGACGCGCTACAAGATTACCGACTTCTCGCGGCAGATTTCGGGCCTGTACTCTACCAATGGGATCAAGTTTGCCGAGCCGACGGACACGGGGCGCATTGCCGATATCCTGATTGACCGCGCCCCCATTGAGCGCATGACGATGGCAGGCGTGCAGGTTACGGCCCCTGTTCTCGGCGGGTATGGTTTTAACTTCATGTCGCCGCAAGGTGAGTTCTTTAAAATTGGTTATGGTTCTGAAACGTTCGCCCCTGCCGTTGGATGTGGGGGCTTTTCATCGGTGCAAGCATGAAGATTTTTGCCAAGAACGCTATCACGTTCAGCGACGGGCAGCCTAATTTGATGGCGCTGCCCACGGATATCGTAAACAACGGATTCCGGCCCGCAACGCCCACGGAACCCGGATCGCCTCTGGTGGCCCAGTGGTTTAACGCAATGTTCCGGGACATCACGCGGAATCTTGGATACGCTGGCCAAGGAAACAAGGCCCCGAGCCCCAAATCGCGCGCGGGGGGCGATTGCGTGTATCAACTGATCATCTTCTACAACGGCACGTCCCGGACGTTTACCGGGGCAACGCCGAGCGCAGACGCAAACGCACAAGAGACCTTCGGAAGCAAGAAGCTAACCATTACCGGCGGTCATTCTGGCGATTTCACGTTTAGCGATTCTGTGATTTGGTGCATTCAACCTACCGTAATGGGAGACTACTAACATGGCATTCACTGCAAACGAAGAGCAAAAGATTCGGCAGGCGCTCAACCTGCTGAACAACCTTCAAGGCCAGACGGGCCGCACTATCGGAAGTCTGGACTACAGCGGGATGAACTATGGCGAGGTCTGGCCGGAGAGCGACAAGGAGGGCTTTCTTGTCGTGGAAGAGGACAACAAGGCAAAGAAACTTGAGGTCAAGGCTTTTGCTCAACGTCTCTTCTCGCAGGTTCGCGCCGCCATCGCCGGCACTGATCAGCACTATGGCGGCAAGCTGAGGGGAAGCATTGACGGTACCCCGAACTATGTGGCGACGCTAAAGGATATCCGTACTGGCATGTTCCGCGCGCCTGCTGTTAGTACCAACAACCCGGGAGAAATGGAAATCGGTGGCCTTGTGCAAACGAACGTGCAGGGTGACTTCCGCCTGCCTGATTGTCGTGGTAGCAAGTTCTTTGACGGCCAACTGCTGAGTATTACGTGCGCGCAGGGCAAGACGGCAAGTGTCATCGCCTATTCCGGACAACTGATTCTTGACGTTAACAATCAATACGTCGAACGCATCAACCTTGCAGCAGGCGCAACCCTGCAAATGGTGCTATTGAAAGGGTTCACGGCTGCCGAAGACTACGAGGGCAAGAACAATGGCGTAGTGCATTGGCGAGTGATCGGCGGTAGTTACGTGTCATCCAAGAACGAATACAACAGCTTTGCAGTAAAGAATGAAGTTAAAGAGCTTACGGCGCTTGTTGGGAAGCTTCACCAAGAACAACAACAGCAGATCAACACCAAGCTTCCCGCCAGCACTCCCCTTCCGATCCTTGGCCTGAATCAAGGCGCGTTCAGGATGGCGATTGGCACCTATTACCCCGGTAACAACGGTTGGGTAGATTGTTCCAACCAATTCCCTAACGCGGTTCTGGGGGCAATCATCACGGGCGCATCTGCTACCCCGTCTGAGCTGGGCGGAGGACTGGGCAACATTTGGTCATCCGTGCATATCAGCGGCAGGCGCTTCCGCATCCTGAGCCCAAGCCACACTTTCCATTGGCTGGCCTACGGTAACTGAGATTTACACTATCGGGTGTCGTATTTACTTTAGGAAAAGTTATGACACTCGATGGCTTGGACTTCACGTCCCTGATTAACGGGGCTTTGATCCCGGTACTGCTGTTTGGCGCGAATTCGATTAGCAAACGCATGAGTTCGATTGAAGGCTACGTGCGCGAGCTGAACGAGAAGCTGTCAATGCACTACGTGCAAGAGAAGCATTACCGAGATCATTTGACAAACTTTCAAACATTCAGCACGTCCCACGGGGCGCGGTTGAATGACCTTGAAAAGCGCGTGGCGGTGCTGGAGAACGGCAGGCGGGTAGACCATGAATGAGCGTGATATCGCGCGGCTTCGTGGCGTTCATCCGGATATCTGCCGTGTCCTTCATGACGTTGACTATCCGTTTGTAGTGGTGGAAGGCGTCCGGACAATCGAGCGGCAACGGGAATTGATGGCCGCTGGCAAGACAAAGACGCTCAATAGCAGGCACTTAACGGGCCATGCGGTCGATATCGCGCCGCTGGTCGAGGGGCGTATTAGCTGGGAATGGAGGCACTTTAACGAGCTTGCGCGTGCCGTCCGTTCCTCGTGTAAGCGGTGCGGCGTAGTGCTGGAATGGGGCGGAGACTGGAAACGCTTCCCTGATGGGCCGCACTGGCAGATTCCTTGGAGGAAGGAATGAAACTTATCAGTAACTGGAAAAGCGCATGGCGGATGCTATCCGTGCAGATCAGCATTCTGGCCGGGGCAGTGTTAATGCTGGAGGATGATCTACCAATGATCCGGGAGGTTCTCCCGGAAGGCTGGATCAAATGGGTTCTTCTCGCTATCCCTATCGCCCGGGTGATCTCGCAGGGCATCCCTGATGAGGTCGAACACGCGGAGGATGGCGGCAGCCGCTAACTGAGCGTTCGTTTTACCTGCTGTTTTATACATACAAAAAGCCCCCCAGTGAAGGGGGGCCGTACACACTGAGGGGCGGAATCTATCTGCCTGCGATCCGTAGCCCGATGGCGCTTACCAGATTGACGATTGCCGGATGCTTGAGTGTCTCGGGCGTGATCATCGAGGCGAGGGCCTGAAGCTGGGCCGTCTGGGCATGTTCCATGGCGGCCTGATCCAATCGCTTCTGCAAGATACGAACCTGACGCTCAAGCAAGCTAACGCGCTGATCGATAGTGGCCATGGTCAGATGCTCAACAGGATGGCGGCGCAAGCAAGGAGTACGCCCATCATGACGCGGCATTGGCGCATGAGGCGCTGATTTGCTTCCATGATGTCGGCGTGCGTTTCTGCGATGTCGAGCATCCTATCGAACGTATCGAGCCGCAAATCAAACAGACGCGCGCGGGTATCGGCTTTCTTGATGATGCGTTCGGCACGTGCGGTCATTTCTGTATTGTCCATTTCAATTTCCTTGAGAAAAGTACGATGCAATCTGCAACCGTATGAATCAATTCTACACCTAACGATTTCTTAAACCCCGTCCCTTTGGACGAAAAAAAGCCCCGGAGCTATGAGACCCCGGGGCAAACTTTCTTTTCTTGCAAAGGAAACATGACATGAATCAGCAACCCACCGATTCATGAATCATTGTACACCACACCCGGGGCGCGTATGGTGTCCTTTTGATCAGCGGTCGAATAAGTTCATGCTGAACCCATCATCTTCTTTTGTGATGAGGCCGGTATCTACCAGAAGGCGGGCAAGGTCGGCGCTCTTGTGGAGGTTCGGGACAGCGTATCCCTTCCAACGGCAATACTTCAGAGCGAAGTAAACACCACGTGCAACCTTGTCCAGATCAGAAGACCCGTAGAAGTGGATAGTCTCCCCCATCAACGCGCGTAGGAACATCGCTGCCGCCTGCGCGCGATCAATTCGGAGCAGGCAGCATTCAAACGAGTAATCAGCCGCAACAATGTTTTCGCGCCGTGCGATCTCCGCACCTTCGCGCAATTCCTCGGCCGTGAACATCGGGACATCGCAGAGCGTATCCGCTTCATCCTTGCGACGCGAAAGAATGAAGCCACGGAACCGGTTTGCCGCGATGCACTTCTCTTCCGGAAGGCCCGAGGCTTCGGCGGAACGCAGGATTTGAACAAGCTTGGCGTAGTCGATATTAATCATGATGTTTCCTTTACTAAGTTACTGATTAGTGAGTTTTTGCCATCCAGCTACGGATGTCATCTACCTTCCAGAGGGCCAGCCGGCCCAATTTGATCGAGGCGGGAAACTTTCCCGACTTGATGTAACGATGCAGCGTCGCGCGGGAGACCGGCAGAAGCTGCAAAACTTGATCCATAGTAATGAAACCTGATTCCGGCAGAGTCATTTGTAAGCCCTCAAAATGTCTCAATGCAAATCATAGTAGCACACGACTTTTCAGAAAAAGCCTTCCATTTTTCGTTTTGCGCTACTGGAGTTAGGAGCCCGTCGGATCAGATAGGGATCGTCGGGGCCGGGTGAAGCTAGTGGGAAGTGGGATAATGCCTTGAAGCTGAGGAAGTGGCGGATTAACGTTGTTCTGCCTTGCGGCCGATGGTTTCTTTGACCTCTGGCAGCCAGACGACAAGGGTTTCTATATCGTCCTCGCCGCTCTCGTAACCAAAATGGATCAACCCCTTGTCAACAAGCCTCTTGATCATGGATTGACCGCTACGCCCGGCATCTTTGGTTCCGGGGTTGCTTGCACGCCCCAATTCCTTGTAATGATCAGGCGTCATCCGCAGAACCGGATGCTGACTAGGCGCTACATTGCTGAATTCGTAGGGCTTGACCATGGTTTCCATGATCCAAGCGAGGGACCGGCCGACATCATCCAGCGGTTTTTCTTCCTTCGCTTTCTGGGGGGCCAGTTCGCCGGGTTCGATGGGTTCGGCTACGGCAGACCAAATCTCATCGCCGTCTTCGTCTTCATCAAGCTTTATGCCCTTGAGCCGGAAGTTCTGGCCGATGTTGTCGCGCCCGTCCTTCGCCTTGTCCAGCAGCCACACGCGAACATCCTTCTCCGCTTCCTCGCCGGCATCGTTCGTGCGATTGACAAGGATTGAGAAGTCTAGCGCGCCCTTCAGGCTGCTATGGCCGCGCAACCCCTTTGACGTGTCTTTGCCGGTGTGGTGAATGGGGATGACGACGCCATCAATGCGCCGTTGGATATCCTGAATGACCTTAATTGCAGCCCCCATACCCTCCGGGGAGTTCTCGTCAAGGCCACCGCATGCCTGAGCAAGGGTATCGATGAAGAGAACCGGCGTGCTTCCCTTCTCCGTATTAGACAGGATGTCATCAACGAGCTTGTCAACGCTCTTCTTACTGCCAAAGTCAAGGCCCGAGTTCATGATGACGCCAGCCACCATGGGGAAGTGTCGGCCAGTGTGGACCTCCCACGCTTCCACGCGCTGCGAGATACCTACAACCCCTTCGAGTGCGGCCAAAAAGACTGGGGCTTTCTTCACCCGATGCCCATACCATGCCTCGCCCTCGGCTATGGCGGCCATCATGCTGATGACAAAGAACGTCTTACCGGACCCGGACGGGCCGTAGATCGCGCCAATCCCGCGCTTCGGAACAACCCCCTTGATCGTCCAAGACACGCGGCCACGTCCCACGATGTCATGCCCGAAGATGATCCTGGGGGCGTTTTCAGGCACCGCCTCTTCTTCTTCCACGGCCTCCGGCATGGCCTTGGCGCGCTCGATCAGGACATTGGCCATGGCGCGGGCCAAATCGCGGTCTTCTTCGTAGATTTCGTTCGTTACATTGCTATTCATATCATGTTCTCCTTTTCAATAGTCAAGCGCTTTTCTTCGAGACAGCGCGAGAAAACCATTCATTTACTTCAACTTCGTCCCAGAACCGGGAAGCCCCGATCTTGATGGGGGCCGGAAATTTACCATCTTTGATGTACTTCCAAAGGGTCACGCGGCTGACCCCAAGCATTTCCAAAATCTGGTCCGGCCGGACAAGGCGTTTCTTCGTTTCCATTTCAAACTCCGTTCGTTAATGCCCAAACTGCAACGGACGAATATTAACGCACTGAAACGAGTAAAACCGCCTCCGTTTTTCGATCTTCTGAAGTTTGGCTATCCGTGCGGGTTTCCGGGAGATATTCACAGTTTATCCACAGCCATAACAACATCTCGGAGACCGCTGCGGATGATTTTTTGGACCGTGAGACAGGCATCGAGGCATGAGCTTGCGGAGGATCAGCCGCGCCGTACCGCTCGAAGCCTATATACCAAAAGTGTTATAAGGACGCCCGGCAAAGCGTCCCCATCACTCCGGGCAACGCAATCCCGGATCAGCAGAAACCGCGTCATCAAACATAGGCCGCTGCCTGTTTCCCAGCAAGGATCAGGACGGATTGCCTAATTTCTCGGCAAGCCCTACCGAATTCGAGAGGCTGCAAGGGATGAAAATTTGACGATTTATGACATTCTCAAGGCAGAGATTCCGGCGCAAATTCACGCCAAGAGAGATTTTCGGGGCCGTAAAACGGTACGGAACATTGAGCAAAATTGCACAAAAAGTAGGCAAAGCCGGGGGCAAAATCGCCCCGAAACCCCGCCCCCGAGTCGCCCCCGAACGCCCCCCCGCCTCC